TGGTGGTGCATTTAGTACAGGTAATGCTGTATGCGAAACTGTAGCAACAATACCTACTAATGATAAAGAATATCAAACATGGGTTATTGTTAAACGTACAATCAATGGTGTTACAAGACGTTATGTAGAATACTTAAATCAATTTGACTTTAATGAAGATGACAATACAGAATTTAATTTTTTAGATTCACAACTTGCTTACTCTGGATCTGCAACTGTAACTATTACTGGTTTAGATCATCTTGAGGGACAAACTGTATCTGTTCTTGCAAATGGTTCAACGCATCCTGATAGAACAGTAACTAATGGATCTATTACTTTAGCAAGATCATCTACTAAAGTTAAAGTTGGTTTACCTTATACATCCATATTACAAACTATGAGAATAGATGCTGGATCTCAAAATGGTACATCACAAGCTAAAACAAAACGAATTTATAATATTACAGTTAGACTTTATGAGTCTATTGGTGTAGAAGTTGGTCCAGATCTAAATAATATGGAAGCTATTCCATTTAGATCCTCAGCACAATTAATGGATACAGCTATCCCTGTATATACTGGGGATAAAGAAGTAGAGTTTAGAGGAAATTACGAAACAGATGGATATATCTATGTTCGTCAAACTCAACCTTTACCTTTAACAGTTTTATCGTTATATCCAGAATTGATTACAAATGATGGTTAATATTATGGATGAAGATAAAGATAGATTAGTAATTATACCATACATATCTGATCATGGTAAAATAGTAATGCAATCTCAAATGAATCATAAACTTATGCAATTAGATGCAAACTTTTTAGCAAATGATAATATGAATGAGTGTATGAATTTAGAAGAAAATGGATTAGCATTTACAGGTGCAGTTAATAGACAGATAGTTGCATGTGCTGGAATAAAAAGAATATGGGGTAATGTTGGAGAAGGTTGGGTTCTTGCAACTTATGATATTTGGAATCACCCAATTACTATTGCTCGTGCAATTAAAAAGAATTTTGAAAACTTAGCAAAAGCTCATAATTTTAAAAGAATACAAACTGCTGTAAGAGCTGACTTTGGTATTGGTATTAGATTTGCTAAATGGATGGGATTAAGTAATGAAGGATTAATGAGGAACTATGGTTTTGATGGTTCTGATCATTATAGATTTGCGAGGATTTTCTAATGGCACCAGCTTTACCATATATTGCAGTTGGAATGGGAGTAATGCAGGCTCAGCAACAAAATGCTGCAGGAAAATATAATCAAGCTATACAAAATCGTAATGCACAAATTGCTGATCAAGAAGCTGGTGCAATAGAAAAACAAAAAGAATTTGATATAGCTAGATTTGATAAAAATCTTGCACAATGACAATCTCAAACAACAACTAGAATTCTTAAATCTGGTGCAGAATTATCTGGAACAGGATTAAGAATATTAAGATCTAATGCTGAAGAAGGTGAAGTGGAAAAAAATGTTATAACTTATAATTCACAAGTCGCTGCAGCACAAAGAAGAGAAGCTGGTAATTTATTTAGAATACAGGGGCAATTTGCTAGGCAACAAGGAAGACAAGCAGCAATGACAACTTTATTTAAAGGAGCAACATCTTTTGCAGGATCTTCTACTGGTAGAAGTTTATTAGGTGGTTCGCAAGGAAGTTTAGATGGTGCTAGTTCTTATGGTCAATATGCTTCTAATCCAACAGGCTACTCAGGATCATTCTAATGCCAAGAGATTATAAAAGTGAATACGAAAATTATCATTCTAAATCAGAACAAAAAAAAGATAGAGCTGGTAGAAATGGTGCAAGAAGAATGTTAAAGAAGAAATATGGAAATAGTTTACTTGGTAAAGATGTTGATCATAAAGATAGAAACCCAAGAAACAACACTATGAGTAATTTAAGATTACAATCTAAATCAGCAAACAGATCAAGGAATCAATAATGCCAAAGATACCTACATTTGAAGCACAGCAAAGAATAACAACTCAAGTACCATCTGTTGCAAGTCAATTTCAAATTCCAGTTGAAAAAGCTGGATCTCAATTTGGTGCAATAGCTGGTGCATTAGATGCTGCATCAGAATATTATGCAAGAGAACAAGCAATAAAAGATAAGACTGAAGCAACTAAAAATTATTTAGAATTGCTGAGAGCAAGATATGTTCTACAAGATCGGATTCTAGAAATTAGAATGCCTGATGTAAATACCTACGAAATAATTTTTAAAAAGAAAAACAAACCATGGGTTTTACCAATCGTCTACACTTACGTTGTTCAACATCAAAAACATGTGATGAATGAGCTACTACGTGAACTAAAGCCCATCGCTGTTTACGTTGATTCAATCGAATTAGAAGAAAAAAGTCCGTTACTTGATAATAAAATTGGTAAAACATTTAAATATGAATCTATCTCTAAAAATCAAACAATATTTAAATTGGATCCTCCAAAATCTTTAAAAGCCAAAAATCCATATAAATATTTTCCTCTAGCAAAACGAATGATTATCCAAGGAGCCGCCGGATCAGGAAAAACTCATCTCTTGCAACAATTAGCTAGATCATATTTGGAAGCATCATTTTCGGCATCCACAAATAAAGCCGCTAGAATCCTAAATAGGAAGGGTATTAATGCTAGTACCTATCATAAAACATTTTTCGGAAGATCTCCAAATAATTTAGTGCATTTTATTGACGAAGCGTCGATGATGTCCCAAGCCGATTTTGATATAGTTGATGAAGATCAACCAAATTCAAAATTAATTTTAATTGGTGATTTATGCCAGTTACGTCCAGTTAATGGTAAATTAATTGATATTACCTCAATGCATAAATTAACTCTAGAACAAAATTACAGACAAATTTCAGATCCAAAATTTTATAAATTATGTAATTTGTTGAGAGATTCGGTGACTGTCAAACAAAGAACAAAAATTTTATATATAGAATAACGACAAAAAATAATTCATATATAAAAATGAGAAAATTAGCGACAGCAAAGCAGTCTTTCACTGCGTTACTAAACACAAACTATCAAATCAATGATAATTTACAAATCTGCAATAAAACAGGTAATCCAATAAAAAGAGATTTAAAAGAAAGATTTAGATTAAAACATAATAATATTAGATATACAATATATCAAAATGATATACCACTATTATTAAGCGGTAAATATTCAACAATAGAAGATTTCAATAAACAAAGTATTCTATCAAAAACATATTACTACCAAACACACCTACCAAAAGACTTATATCAGAAAATGGTTCAATCAAAATTGGATACTGATTCTAATTTAATTCTAATTGAACATCTATTAATATCAGATAAAGAAAATATTAAATATTTACCAATAAACTATACCAAATCTTTACCAGTAGAAGTTTCAGCAAAATATATTGAAAAGATAGGTTTAAAAGAATCTGATATAGATAGTTTAAAGAAAGCTAATATTATTCAACAGATACCATATGAAATACCATATAAAGAAACATCAACAAGAACATTTAATAAAAGTGTTGATTTTTCAATTAACAATCACTTTTGTAAAAGATATGAAGTTATTTGGTCATCACATCAAACAGTAAGTGTTACAATAAAAAATACATCTACAAAAAAGTATGATTTAAATATTTATGATTTATTTAAATATACTAACTATATCAATAATTTTAAAATAACTGATTTTACTGGTTTCATTGAATATTATGATTTACAAAAAGAAATTACTAATACAGAATATTATAAAACAAAAGATATTAAGAAGAAAAAGAAATTAGACAAGCAGAAAATGTATTTAGATAATCAGATTGAATTATTAAGAACTTATAACATACCAAAAACATTTTATAGAAACTACACCAATAGTAGAGAAGAAAAATATTTAAACAGGATTCCAAGTGAATGTCATAAATATACATCATTGAATGATATGGTTCAAATTGATATAAATAACAGCCAAATGCGAATGTTGTTAATCTTATTAACTAATAGTGATAGTATTTATTATAAAAGATTAAATAATGAATATAAGAAGCTAATAAACGATTATAAAGAATCATCTGAAGCTGAATTATTAAAACTAATTGAAGTTGTTAATTATGGAATGAAACAATGGTTTAGTGAAAAATATTATTATGATGGTGAATTTACAAAACATCAGATAATGTTATTGCTTGGTGATTATGATTATAGTAAATATAAAGAACAGATATTTAAGAATGAATTTCCTAATCTGATAATATTATTAAAACTTTTAAATTCAACAAATGGCTATAACAAATTCATTATTGAGTTACAAAAGATTGAAAGTGATTTTGTATTAGATAGGGTTAGTTGTTTAATGATAAGAAAAGGTATAATGAATATAACTAAACACGATGCGTGGTTTATATCAAAAGAAAATTTAAATGAAGCAAAGAATATAATTGATATGTTCTTTAATAAAGAAAGTAAAAAAATAAAAAATAATTATAAAATAGTATGAAATTAGAAATATTAAATATACACGATTTATTAAATTTTAAAAAAGAAGATCAACAAGATAATATTATAACAGGTGTTTATATTATTAAATATAAAAAAAATTATTATGTAGGTCAATCAATTGATATAAAAAGAAGATTATATACACATATTGGTATATGTGGTACTGATTCTGCTTTTTATAAACATATAGAACCATATATAGATATGATAAAATTAAATTTATATAAAGACATACAGATTAAATATTATCAATATATAGATTATAACCTACCTATATTATTACATAAGGAATTTGAAATATATGAAAAATTAAAAAATAATAATATTTGTAATGTTATAGGACATAACCAACTTTATGATCAAAAATATAATCCAACTCATAATAATTATATTGATAAAGAAACAGAAATATTAATATATGAATGTGTTATACAAAATAATAAATCATCGTTATTATTCTTAATTAAGAATTTTAATAATATTAGAATATTAAATGAATGTTTATTATTAGCTATAATAAGTAATCATATAGATATTGTTAATATTTTATTAAGTAATGATTATGTAAATCCTAATTATAGTAGCGATAGACCTATGATATATGCTTTGCGTTATAAAAATATAGAAATTATAAAACTTTTATATCAACATCCTAAATTTAAAATAAAATATACATTGAGAAGTCAGTTAATATATTTTTGGAAATGTCAAAATAATTATAAAATAGTATGAAAATAACATTTGGTAAATATAAAAGTAAAAGCTTATATGAGATAGCTAAAATTGATTATCCTTATATAGAGTATATCAAAGGTCTAAAAGCTGATATAAATCGTTTAAAACGCTTACAAAAGACAACATAGAATCGATAAAGAATAGCGCAGCAAAGCAGCTTCGTCTGCGACATACAATTATTGATTTCTTTAGCCAGCAAAGCAGCTTCGTCTGCGACAATGAATGGAATTCTGAAATAAATTTGGAAATGTCAAAATAATTTAATATATTAGATATATGACAAAAGAAGAAGCTACTCAAATTTTAATTGAAAGATTACAATTTAGACAAATATTATTAAAACAAGAAAATAAAAATTTACCAAAATTACAACAAAGGTTTTTAAAAATGTATTATAATAATATAAGAGATAAAAATTACGAATGGACATTGAAAGCTCTTGTGAAACAAGAAGCGCAGCTAAAAGCAGCTTCAAAAACTAATTAAATATATAATAATATGGAACATTATAAAAATTTATCATTAGATGATATAAAAAGTGAAATTTGGAAAGATATTGAAGGTTTTAATGGTTTATATCAAGTTAGTAATTTAGCTCGTGTAAAGAGCTTAAAATGTGGTAAAACGAAGATATTAAAACAAAATAATAGTAATGGGTATTTAATAGTTAGTTTTAATAAAAATGGTGAAAGAGAATATCCAAGAGTTCATCGTCTGGTAGCTAAAGCATTTATATTAAATCCTGAAAATAAATCACAAGTGAATCATAAAAATGGTATTAAAACTGATAACAAATTAGAAAATTTAGAATGGTGTACAGCACAAGAAAATATGCGCCACGCATTTGATACTGGTTTAAAAGTTGGTAAAAAAGGTGAAAATAGTCCTATATTTGGTGATAAACATCCACTATTTGGTAAAAAAGGAAAAGATAATAAAAGTTCAAAACCAATTTATCAATATACTAAATCTTGTGAGTTTATAAAAAAATGGAATTGTATGAGTGATGCTGCTAATGAATTAAAAATACATAATAGTAGTATATCACAATGTGCTAAAGGAAAAAGACCAAGTGCTGGTAAATATCTTTGGAAATATGAAAAGTTAGAACAAGAAGGAAAAGGAATTATTTAATATATAAGAATATGACAAACGAAGAATTTATATCATTTATTAATACAAAGACTGTATTTTTAAATCCAGAAGTTAAATATGAAGAAGATATTACAGAAGAACTTTTAGCATAAATATTTTAAAAAATAACAACATCTCGCGACACCGTTTATCATTTTGTATTACCGTTTATCATTTTAAGTTGTTAAATTCAAAAAATGATATTATATTACTAATATATAATATATTAAAACAAAAGAATAAAATTTAATATATAATATAGAATTCTTATATTTGGTTGTTCATTTATTTAAGAATTTTCTTTTAGTAAATTTTGTTTTAAAAAGGTTAAGCAGAAATGTTTAACCTTTTTTATTTAAAGTAAAGTTCAGCTTCTTTAACTCTTCTATTAGTTAATCCAATAACTACTTTACCAGCAGCTTTATTCCATTTCAAAAATTCATCTTTAATTGTTGGATCATTAGGATTAATATTTAATTTTTTTAGTAATGTACTACTTTTAAAATTACCAACACCTACATTATATACAAATGATATTATAGCATCAAATTGATTTTGGTTTAACGGTTTTTTAATATGTTTTAAGACATTATTTTGAAATACTAATATATCACTATCAAAAGCTTTATTAGCTTCTTCTAATGTTATCTTTTGACCTTCTACAACAGGTTTATGATTAATTATTGTTGATCCAAACCCAATAGTTTTTACACCTGCACTACATAAATAAGTTGTTAATTTACAACCTTCAAATGATTTTATAATGTTTTTTCCATTTTCTGATATATTCATACGAAGTAAAAAGTGAAGATTAATTTTGACTTCTTCACGATATAGCGTATATATTTTATATTACACTAAATCATTTATAATTTTTTTCTTTTCACCATATTTTAATATATCAGTAAAATATATTTTAGGGTCTTGATTCCTTTTTATTGAACAATCTAAATCTGGATATTTAATTTTTATATCTTTTGTTTTAATATCATTTTCTATTAATATACCTTTATAATATAATTTATATGACATTTTCTTTAAATTAGAAACTACACAATATAAATTTCTTTTCCTTTTATAATTTAATGTATGAGTTAATGTACTAATAGGGATATTTAATATATCACAAGCTTCATATCTATCTTTAAATATATTAATAACTTCATATTTATAATTCATATGAATCACTTCATATCGACCACGTCTTTCTATACCAGCTTCAATCATTTCTGTTTTTGAATGATTAATATTCTCTTTTCTTGTCATCCAATTTAAATTTTCAACTCTATTATCAGTCCTTATTTTATTTATATGATTAACCTGTTCTTTATTTAATGGATTTGGTATAAAGTTCAATGCAACAAGACGATGTATTGATATTGGTGTAGGTTTTTTATTAACAGATAAAATATAGAAATCATAACCTGTTTTTTCATTATGTTTTCTAACCAAAAAAATATTTTTTTTAATTGAATAACAATCACCGTTGTTTGACAATATATAATTGTCGTATATAATTTTACTTTCCATATAATATATATTTAAAAATTAAATAAGTTTAAATGGAAAAAAGTTGGATTTAAAAATGGATTTTTTGATAAATATTATTTTATATATAATAATAAACAAAAATATATTATATGAAACCAACATATGAACAAACAAAAAAAGAGGAATTAAAATATTTAAATTTAATATTTAAACTAACCAATGCAAAAACAGTTGAATATTCACCAAATGAATATGATCATTATGATGCTATTGTTAATGATAAAATTTACATTGAATATAAAATAAGAGATGTAGATTATCAACAAACAATTTTAGAGGTATTTAAATATCAACAATTATATAAATATAAATATAAATTTTATATAGTAACTGATTTAGATAGTACATATATTTTTAATTTAAATGAAATTGATATGAGAAAAATAGAAACGAGAGATATATTATGCCCAGAAACGACTTGTGGTAATACTAAAATGGTAATGAAGAAATGTTTTTTAATTGATAAAAAATTATCAACAAAAGATATTGATATATCAAATAATCAAATACCAAAAATTAAAATGATATTGAATATGTTAGAAGCTGGTGCTACCGAAGAATATATCATAAAAAATGTTAAAAATAGTAAAATTATTTTAAGATCAATTAAATTAGAAAAAATAATAGACTTTATATAATGACAAAATTAAAATTAAAAATACAGTTATTAATAATTAGATTATATATAATTACACGAAATAAAATGTTACTTGATATATTGAGCAAAGGTAATTATTAATATATACATTACCGATATGAAATTAAAATTAGAAGAATATTATAAATATAAATTAAAAAATAGAAAATTTGATGATGTTTTATATTTCAAATTTATCACATTGTTCATTGATTATCTATTAATAAATAATATTTATGTTAATATTAACGATGAATGTCAAATAATTGATATACCAAATAATCAAAAAGAAACATTTTTAAAATTATTTTTTTTTTATAATGTAGAAGATATTAATAATCAAGATGAAATTGATGATTGTTTAGAAATTATAAAAATGTTTATATATTATTAATGTTTAGTAGTGATTTTAATATTATAAAAAGTTATGGTAAATATTATTTGTATTATGATATAATTTGCTTAAGGTGTGCTAATACCAAAGAAGAGTTAGAAATATATATTGAACAATATATCAGAAGTTATAAATTATATTTATTAATAAAACAGAATGAGAAAAATTAATATAAATGATATGGTAGAAATTTGGAAGGATATTGTCGGATACGAAGGTTTATATAAGATAAGTTCGTTTGGTCGTGTAAAGAGCTTAAAATTTGGTAAAGAAAGGATATTATCAACATCACCTAATGGTAGTGGTTATTTGAATGTTGTTTTATGTAAAAAAGGATTTAAACCTTTTAATGGTGGAACTCATAGATTGGTTGCTTTACATTTTATTGATAATCCAGAAAATAAAGAACAAGTAAATCATATAGATGGTTGTAAAACAAATAACAAAGTTGAAAATCTGGAATGGAATACTTCAAGTGAAAATACACAACATAGCTATGATGTTGGGTTATCTAAAAAAGGTAAAGATAGTACAAGTTCTAAAATAATATATCAATACACTTTAGATAATATATTTATAAAAAAATGGGATTGTATACGTGATGTTCAAAGAGAATTAAATATTAAACAATCTAATATATCAGTTTGTGCAAAAGGAAAAGTAAAAACAGCAGGTGGTTTTCGCTGGAGTTATGATATTACTTCTTAATAACATCTTGTAGTTTTTTTATTAAAAATTTAAATAAACTGAATCCTAATATTTTTTCGATAGAGTTGTCACTGCTAATCAGCTCTTTAACAACTATGAAACTAACAAGTGTTTTTGTTACTAATGTTGCATCAAATCCAAAATATAAGCTAACAGCGTGAACAAAAATAAGTGCTATACTATATGTTGATATTTTATAAAACAATAAATCAAATTTTTGTTCATCATATTTAATATTTTCTTTTTTGTTTGCAATTAATGTCAATAAAGTATCTGCTATTACCATTGATATAATAATATAGAAACTAATAGCGATTGGGGCGAAAAATGCTAATATAACAGCACATAATTTACTAATAAATTCAAAAAAGTAATTCAATTTCATTTTAGTATTTATTTATATATTTTTTAATAGGAAAAACAACTTTATTAATATATAAAATAAACTAAATATTATTAAATGAATTATTGGGATGAAGCTGTGAACGGAACAAGAATTATAAAATGGGTTAAAAATCAATTAAAATATGATGATATATATCAAGATGTACAATTAATTATAGATAATTTTTTAAAATTAAATGTAAGAGATAAAGATTTAATTCAAGATATACACCAAACTATACATATTCAAGTATTTGAATATAAAGATAAAATTGATATAAATAAAAAAACACTACCAATATTGACACAAATAATTAAGGGTAAAGGTAATCAATATATACAATATTATAACGAAAGAAAAAATAGAAATATTGAATTTGATGGTATAAAAAATGATGTAGAAGATATAGAATATGATCAAATAACAGATAATATATTTAATAGAATAGATGTTTTAAAAAATAATTTTGATGATGTTAAGAGAAATATATTTAAATTATACTTTGAAGATAATTTCACAGTACATAAAATATCAAAAAAATATAAAATACCAACAGAATTCGTTGAAAAAACAATTGATGATATAATGTATACTATATTACATCATTTTAAAAATGAAAATTTATTTTTTGATGAAAGATTTAAAAAAATAAGTGAAATTAGAAAATTATACTATACTATGGATTCTTTAACTGAAGAAATAAATTGTCATAAATTACAAATTAAAGATATTAGAAGTAGATATTATATCAAACTTAATAAATCAAAAGTAAAATATAAGCCCCAGAAACAATTCAAAAAGAACAACGACTACATTTAATATGGAAAATAAAATTAGAGAAAAAGAAATTCATAACGAATTAAAAACACTTCTAGATGGTGTTACAATATCAATTAATTATCAACAAAAAACAGAAATGTTTAGATTATACAATGAGTTATATTCAGATAAACAAAATAATTTAAACTGTTCTTCTTGTGTGAAATTAGTATATAATAGATGTAAATCGTTTATTGATAATTATAAAGAAGATGAAATATTCACACCTTCAACAACTATTGAATTTGTAAACAAACCAAGAAAAAAAACAAAATATTAGGAAATATAGAATAATTTTATTATATTAATAATATGGAAACAATAGCGAACAACAAAGCAGCTCTTAACTGCGTAGAAATATGGAAAGATATAGTTGGTTACGAAGGAATGTATCAAGTAAGTAATTTGGGTCGTGTAAAGAGCTTAAATTACAATAGAAGTTATAAAGAAAAAATACTAAAAAATACAATATCTAACACAGGTTATTTTATAATTTGTTTAATTAAATTTAAATTATTAAAAAATTTTTTAGTACATCGTCTGGTAGCCAAAGCATTTATAAATAATAAAGAAAATAAACCACAAGTGAATCATATAGATGGATGTAAAACAAATAATAATATATTAAATTTAGAATGGTCTACAGCAAAAGAAAATACACAACACGCATTTAAAACTGGTTTGAATAAAATACCAAAAGGTAAACAACATCATTTATATAATAAAAAAGGTAAACAACATCATACATCAAAAACAATATATCAATATACAAAAGATTTACAATTTATTAAAAAATGGGATTCTACTATGGATGTTAAAAGAGAATTAAATATAAATGATGGTAATATATCATCTTGCGCATTAGGTAAATTAAAATCTGCTGGAGGCTTCCGTTGGTCTTATACTAAATTATAACGGTTTATCATAATTTGTTTTACAATCATTACTACCATTAAAAAAGAAAATCTCACTTGTATAACTATATTTAGAAGATTGTATATTATAGCCATCACTTAAACTATATTCTGGATATAAAGTTGGATTTTGTCTTATAAAATCAAGTACTTGCTCACCATAAAATTCAGCTCTTGATATAGCTTGATTTTTTAAGAAATTAATTTCAGCTAAAGTACTACTAATAGTATTATCGCTGTTTAACTGGTTTATTCCTTTATTTGTATATTTCAAACTTATAAATGGAATAGAATATCCATAGCAGCCCCACGAAATTTGATAACTTAACTTATTTAATAAATTAATATCATCACTTGTTAAAGTTGAAGCTATTATTCTATCACATAATCTCTTATATAATAAATAACCAATTGAGTTTTGTACTACAATGTCTTGGTAAGCTATAATGTGTTGTCTTAATTCGCTTAAATCAACATTGTTTAATATTGGTGTTGTTGTTTTTAAAAATGTTTCATCTATAAAAAGTGCTTTATTCATTGTTTGTATTATTATTTTTATTTTCAATTGTATTAGCGTTTAAAGCAGCATAACCAATCTTCTCTCTTAATTCATCTTGTGTTAATATTTCTTTTAACAAAGATTCAGAATAACTAAATTCAATTATTGTTTGATCAACAAATTCTATACTTACTCTTTCATCTATATATTTTAGTAATGTATTAATAGAAAATTCTAATTTGTTCTGTATTGGCTCAATTACACTTTTCTGATATATCTTATAACTATTCATTAATTCTTCACCAGAGAAGCTAATACCATCCGATTTTATACCCATTATCATTGGATTAGTTATTCGATTCGCTGATAATATATTTTGAATAATAGTATTATTTAATTCAATATACATTTTATCAAGATTCGATGCTTCGATTACATCTATTTGTGGTACAGTATCAGCGTTATCTGCAAACATAACTAATATCTTACCAGCATTTGAACTACCAGTATATTCTTGAACTAAACTATCTGCTATTTTCTTTTTCTTTTCTGGATCTAGATTACCATTTTTTAATGTAATAGCTAAACTTGGTTGCATACCATTTTGTATAACACTTAAATAATATTGTGCTAATTCTACTTCACATTTAACATAATTAAAAGCAGAATACCAATCTGGAATACCATAATAATAACTACCAACTCTATTATTTTTAAAATGATATATCTGGTGATTATTTGATTTAACATCAGAGTTGAAAACATCTAATTCAACACTACCTTTATTTGAATATTGATTAAAACCATTATCATTATATAAAATACTCATAGGATGATTCATTACAACTTTACCAACACGACATTTTTCTTGTGGTAAATGATTTATTTGTACTATTTTAGTGTGGTTATCATTCCAAATTATTTCTAAAAAATATTGTCCAGATAAATTATAATCTGCTACTATTTTTTCAATTAAATCTTGTGTTGTACAATATGAACTTAAATTATTAATTTTAGCATTGATATATTTTTTTGATATATCATCTATATCATCTTTAAAAGTTAAAATGAAACCATTACCAAAAGTCATTTGATTTTTAGATTCTATTATTGCGGATAGTAAAGATGCACTATTATATAAGGCAACTACTTCTTCTGGAAATTTATTATTATCACCAAAGCTAACATATCCTTTTTTTGTTTGTTTAATTGTAGGTAATTCAGCTTTTGCAAAATTTATTACTTGTATATCCATTTTTATTATTTATTTTATTTTTATATATTAAATGTTTGATTGTGTCCAATAAAAAAAAGAAACATCTGGTGAATATGTATAATATATTATTGGATCATTATTATCATCTGTTATTTGAGCTATACCCTTCTCTATTAAATTTGATGATGTACCAGTTGTTATAATATAATTATACATACCTTCTTGAAAATTATTTAATAAAATATCAGTTATAACAAATGTTGAATAGTTTGATGCTGTACCACTATTTAATATATTAGTAAGATTATATGTATTTTTATTAGTTTGGTTAGTAAATTCTATATCAATTGTAGTATAATTTGCATATATACTGATATAATTATCTTTCTGTTTATCGATTGAGAGCATATTTAATTCTTTTTAGTATATATTTTTTATTAATTTATTTGGAATTAGTGTAATTTTTTTATATATTTAGTAAATATGAAAGAAATTAAACTAACACAAGGAAAAGTAACAATGGTTAATGATGAAGATTTTGAATATTTAAATCAATGGAAATGGTGTGCTACAAAAAAATCTAATAGTTATTATGCTACTACAAGATCTAAAAAAACTTTAAAATTTAAAGATAAAAATATGATACTTATACATCAAATTATATTAGAAAGAATGTTAGGTCATAAAAATTTTGAAATGGTTGATCATATTGATGGTGATGGTTTAAATAATCAAAGAAGTAATTTAAGACCTGCTACATATCAAGAAAACAATATGAATAGATTAAAAGGGGAAAATAAAAGTAGTGTTTATAAAGGTGTTTATAAACATTCTAAATGTTCTGGTTATATTTCACAAATTATTTTAAATAGATATAATATATATTTAGGTTATTTTAATACTGAAGAAGAAGCAGCAGAAGCTTATAACAAAAAAGCTATTGAATTATTTGGTGAATATGCAAAATTGAATATAATAAAAAAGGAGTAGTAAAATTACCACTCCTTTTTAACTTATTAATTACTAATATTTAATTTAATATAAATTATCTACGATTATTGGATCAACAGAATAAGCAAGTGTAGGCTCTTCTCCTTTAATAGTTACTTGATAACCATTTGCATCTGTTCTTTTCTCTCCCGAATTCGACATACCTTCTGTTAAATATAATCCACTTTCATATCCAGATAACCAGTAATTATCATTAAAATCTTTAACAATCGCTACCATTTCTGATATTGATATTGTTCTAACTATATTACGTTTAGTATTATCTGTTTTAGTGAAATTCATTTTAATTTCTTGTTCTACGAAACTTGTTCCATTCTCAACTGAATTAGTTATCTTCTGATTGAAATAGCCTGTGTTCTTGTTCGAGGTAAAAGCATAAAAGCTTGAACCAGTTGCCATTGTGATGGCTGTTACAACAGATGTAGTTGCATTGATAGTTACAGCAGTAATGTTCTCACGATTAGTTAATAAAACTAATTGAACACCACCTGAATTATCTAAACAACCTTGTACTGTTATACCACTATTTATTATACAGCTCATATTATTTTCTTTTTATTTTTATTTTTTTAGAAAAATGGGTGATATATTTCAATCACCCATTTTATTTTTTTTTAATTAGATTTTGAACCAGCTAACCATTGTAGGGAATGCAATTTGGAAACCAATTGAATAATCAACTGCCATTCTTACTTCACGGTTATCTTGTGAATACCACATATCTAATGCTTGGTAATCTGTTATATCACCTAATCCCATTACGAAGTTTCCAGCGAATGATCCAACAAAGTTAGATGTACCTGCAAGACCTGGTACTGCTACCAATTTAACATTAGAACCACCGATAATCATTGAATAAGTATCGTTATCTGCTGAATAATGATATAAGTTAGCATTTTTCAAAGCTTGTACATATAATCTAAAATTAGCATATGAACAGAATATTACTAAATCATCTCTATCAGCGATGTCTTCTGGAATGTTATTAACAACTGAATCAACGATTGATATAACATTTGATACTGTTACTGAACCTGTGATACCTAATGTAGAATTTGGTAATACTGCACCTGAACCTGTACCTAAAGCTGCTACGAAACCATTAGCTAATGCTAAATAAGAACCTGTACCAGTTAATTTGTTACCCTGCCAAGCTAATACATCATTTGATTTAGCTATTTCTTTTACTTTAGCTTCAACGATAACTGCTTCTGCTGGAACTGTTTGGTCACCACCTTTACGGCTTGCTGACATTTGCTCTGATGCCCAATATGAACGTAATGTTTCTGGACAAATTGCTTCATTGTACTTAATAGGATCAATTGAAATTGTACGTTGAGTTAAATAAGTAGTACCTTGCGCATCCCATCCGCAACCACCAACTTGTAAAGAACTACCTAATGTTCCAAAGTTTAATTGATTTAAAGCTTGACTATTACCTGTCATTGGTACGATTGTAATGTAATCGGCTGTACGAAAGCCTGCGATTGCAGCATATTGTAAGTCGCTGTTTTGTTTAACATAAGTTGATAAACCTGAAAGATTTAATGACATAATTTTATATTTTTATTTTTATTTTCTTTATATATTTTTTTGATGTTTTTTTTGGAATATCATTTTAATATATTATATTGCAAAATTAAATGAAATAAAAAAGGTTTGATATATTTCTATATCAAACCTTTTCATTATAATTATTTTTATTAATTATTTTACTTTTGATCTTGCTGTTGCAAATGCTGCTTTCAAACCTTCATATCTTCCAGTTTTTATATCATCTGTTTTTACTTCTGTTGTTTCAAATAAACTTTTAACATCTGTTTTACCTTCAAGCATAAACTTTTCAATTTTTTCAAATTTATCATTATTTATATTTATACCAGCTATCATTTCTTCTAATGCTATTACACGTGCTGTTAAATCATCAATAAGTTTTTGTGTGTCAATTAAAGGTTCATCTTCTACTATAACTTCTTCTGCTTGTTCTACTTCAACTTCTACAATTTCTTCTTCTGGTAATTCAACTTCTTCTGTTGGCATATCAACTATTGAACCATTAAGTACATTAATCATTGTTGTTGATTCATCAGAATTTTTAATTTCGTATATACCATCTGGAATTTGAACATCTGGTAACATTTTAATCATAGAACCTACTTCTAATGTATCAGTGTCAGTTACTAATATATTACCATCTGTTGTTGTAAATTGAGTTGTATATTCTAATTTAACAACTTCTTCTTTTTTAAATATTTTAAACATCTTTATATTTTTTTATTTTTATTATATATTTTAATTATAAAATTTCAAAAGTAATATTTGGAAAATCAATAATTAATTTGTTCAATACAAAAGCTTCTATTGAATCAAAATCACTTGGTAATGAATTTGAATATGTATAGTTAGTTAATGTAGTTATAACATCAATATGATTAGTTATAATTGGTGTTATAACCTCGGTTGTAACTGTTGTAATAACTTCTGTTGGTGTTATTACTTCAACTTCATCTACTATTGATATAACATCTTCTATTGTTGTTACATCTTCATATGTATATGATACTTCATTTCTTATTGTTTGATATTGTTTAACTAATTCAACTGCTATTGATATATCATTTAATTTATTTTGGTGAAATATTCTTAAATTAATATCCTTATTTGTGTAATCAGCTTCTGATATTGTAATTGTTCCTGTAAATTTTAACATTATATTTTTATTTTATTTTTTAATTTTTATTATTAGCTACTCTCATAATATTACCAACAAGGGATATAACGAGTTGTACCATTATCGTCTATTGGAATCCACTTTGTAGGATTACCTGCTGCTGGGGCATTTGTTATTGTCCCTGCTCCTGCTGCTGCTCCATTTGTTAAAGCTACATTTGAAATTAAAAACACTCCATTATTAACCTTCATTTGACTACATTCTAACCTAGCTGGTGCGCTATCATCTGCAAGCCTAGCTTGTATTTCTGAGCCATTTCTTTTTAAACTTGGAAATGCATTTGTTGTACCTCCTAATTGAAGTCTATTAAAATCTGTTCCACCATAATTTGTTATTAAAGCTATACCATCAGACGCACCATTTGTTATTTTTAACCTGTTATCAATTTGAAATGCTTGTCCAGCATTAATTTCAACATAACCTGTTTTTGCCTTAAAATAGTCAACATACATAATACCAGTTGATGTTAAATACATTTTTGATGTACCACCTACTTGTAAATCAATTAATCTATGGGTCATTCCATTCAAAGCAGTTTCAGTAGCATTTAAAAATATACCTGTGGCTGTGCCTGTTTGTGCGCCACTGTTGTTTATGATGTATTGTATATTTAAAGGGATGAAATTCGCTGAACCTGCCGTTGCTCCAAATGTGGTAGAGCCTATTTGTAAAATAGATGCAATACCTGCTGTGTTTGTTCTATTATTATAAGACCTAAATTTAAAATTTGGATTTGACTGATAGGTTGTATCAGAATAAAATTCCATCATTTCACCTGTGGCAACAGGGTTTCCGCCGCCTGCTGTTGACATCCACATATAGTTATTTAGTGTTCCTATTTTAAAGGATGATGTTTGTCTAAACTCAAAAGCATCAACACCTACTGAACTGTCAAACCTAGCAATAGGATTAGTCCCATCCCCTCTTACGTGTAATTTTGCACTCGCTAATGTACCACCTATAACTAAACCTGCATTTTGTAATTGCATTTTAGATGAACCATTTATCAACCACTTATGATAAGTTCCTGAACCAACAGCATCCATATTAAATGTACCACCGTTGTTATCTATTATATAATGATATTGAGATGCATATGTTGGGTGTGAACCGTAAATAGAACCTGTATCAATTATGAACTGGTTTATTGTTTGAATCTTTACCTGTGTAGAAGATAATTGAAATGGTGTGGTATTACCATCACCATCTGTTACTGTTTGTAATGTTGCACTAACAGTTCCTAAACCATCACTGGCTGTACCTATTGATAATATACTTTTATAGTTTAAACCTATATCATTATTTCCACTTCCTTTTAAATTTGACATTTTTTATTATTATTTTTTTTAATTTGTTAATATAAGACGAGTTTTCTGTTTTTAATTGCCATTGTTGTTTGATTTCAAACTCTGCGTGTTGGCATATAGCCTCTGTTGATAATCCTCTTTTGCTATTGTCATTAATAGCTTTTTCAATAATCTCTGCGATTGTCATATTTTTCATCATTTATTATATATAAAATTTTAACTTCCCCAAAAACGACTAGTGGAACTTCCCCAAAAACGACCAGTGGAACTTCCCCAAAAGAAATTTGATATAACACCACCAGTATATTTAAATGCTTTACCAATATAATTTCCAATTGCTAATATTCTCATATTTTAATATATTATTTTTTATATAGTATCGTATATATTACCATATCCAATTGCAGATCCACTTGCTAATTTAACAGTTGTTATTGGAACATTGTTATAACAAGGAATTAACATACCAGTTGATATAGTATTACCACTTAAATTATATATTGCTACTAAATCATTATTATCCTTATCAGTTAAAGTTGTAAATACAGCGTCACCGTTAATTACTATTGCATAAAATCTACTATCACTTGCTGTTGCTGTTCCGATATATCTCATATCGTTACCACCTGCTAATTTATCTAAATTTGTCATCTAAATTGTTTTATATTTTTAATATATATTTTTATTTTTATTTTTTGATTTGGTTATATAATAGAATTTTAAAACAAGGTTATATAGAATATTTTACAAGTGAAAAAATATATATAAACAAGCAGGTGGCTTCGTTTGGTCTTACATCTTATTTTAATAAGCACCGTGTCTTGGTAAATCGTAAGGTCGTGTTGTTTCATCTGGTAAACCATCAGTTGGATTTAAATTTAAATTATCAGCTTGTGTTGGTGTAATTTCTTTATCTGATTTTATTCTACCTTGTTTATCACGTTGTCTTAATAAATAATATTTAACGAAGTTATGTTTGCAATGGATGCCACCAGCATATTTAAATATATCATATGTATTTGCACCATTTTTACCAAAACCAGAATTAACAACCATATTATTAGCTGCTTGTAATGCTTCGTATGAATATAATTTATCAGCAGTTATCATCTTAATACAAAATTGTCTTGAATTTGATGATAATAAACCTTCGTAACGATAACGAACTTTATATACATTAGTATCATACATACTACCAAGAGGTGCTGGAACAGCTGAAGCAAATTCTTCTATTGAATTTGATAATAATTCTTCTTCTGATATATCATATTCTTTATATTCATCTAATATATTATCTTCACCTAAATTAATTAAAAAATCTGCAACATCATTATCAATAAAATTATCAAATGAATTATCTAACTCAGAACTTTTTTTTTTAGTCGCATTCATAAAATTATATATTGCATTAATTTCAATTGAAAACCCATTTGTATTTTCTTTAATTATATTCCAAAGTTTAGTATCTTCAATATGTAATTTAACAACCCAAGAACCAATAGATGCATTTAATTTATAAATAGAATTTGCTTTATCATCTTCTGTTTCTATAATATATGATTCCATAACAGAAACCATTTTAGAATTTAATTCTGTACCATCAATATGATCTATATTAAAATTATCAGTTTTATTTAAAGCTTGTAAAAATTTAGTTGCACATTTCTTTACAGTTTCTTTTGAAAAATAAACATAGAATTCACCTATCTCATCATTATAACGATATATTGTTTTATCAGAAACCATTGCAATACCAAATATTTCTTGTTTATCATTATCACCAATAGCAAATGAAAAATCAGAAGTTTTTGTTTTTTGTTCTTTAAACTTTAAATAATCTGATTCGTGGGCTGGTTTATTTACAAGTGATATAACTGACAATGGAAATTCTTCATTCTCATTTAATTTTAATTCTATTATTTTAACTGGTTTCATATATATTATATATTTATTTTTATTACATCCTAAACTTTGAATTAGATTCTACAATATTAACTTTGTTGATCATATCTTTAACATCTTGATATACTAATACAACACGTTGTGGATTATTTGATGTATTAGTTTTAGTATTACCAAAATTAACACCCCCACCTACACTATTTATAATACCTGCTATATCACGTAAAACTGGTTGTGCCATTGCACGTTTATTTAATATGGCTTCCCCACCCTCAAGTTCTGCAACTGTACCACCAACAGCATATTTAACACCACCGTTCTTATGTGATGCACCATTTACCATACCACCATCTTCAAATTTTGATACAGTTGAATATATTTGTCCAAATGTTGCAGTTAAATTAGCTACGAAAATACCCATCTTAATCAAACCTGCTGTACCTCCTGATAATATATTTTCTATATTAGCTGGTGAAAATGCTGCTGCTGCTGCATTAGCTGTTGCAATACCTTGATTAGCAACAATTTGACCCAAAGCAAATACTTTATAAGCATCACTTGATTGATCTAAATTTTGCATAATAGCACCAAATGCATTGTTAACAGCACCAACCAATAAACCATAATCTTGTAATTGTAATTGTAATAATTTAGCAGATTCATCTTGATATTGTTGTTTAGTTATTAAACCATTTTCATATGCATTATTAATTTCTTTATGCATTTTTTTATAAGATAATGAAGTATCATTTAAATTATCAAATAATTCTTTTCTGGCTTTATTATCCGCTTTTACTTTATCTTCTTTTTGTTTTTCTTCATCTTCAAATACTTTATCTTCTTTTTGTTTTAATTTAACATCCTCCTCATCTTGTATAGCTGCTTTACTTTCAGAATATTTTCTATCAAATTCTAAATCTTTTTGTATTTTTTTTAATTTAATTTCTTCTAATTTCTTTTGATATAATTTATATAAATTTACTTTAGATTCACCAGCACGTTTAGCAGATTCAATTGATTGATCATATTCTAATTTTGCTAATGCTTTTTCTTTTTCAATACCATCATTCATTAATGATATTTTTCTTGCACGATATTTAAATTCTCTATCTATATTAAGATCAATATACTTTCGTTTTATTTTTGCAATTTCAGCACCAACGTTTGTTTCTTTATATAATAAAAAATTATGTAAATCTTCACTTGCTTTTTTTTCTTTTAATAAAGACTCTACTTTTTTTGCTTGTAATGCATCTATATCAGTTTGAGCAGCTTTTCTCATCATAGCTGCTCTTAAATCATTATCTATATTTTGTACTTCTTGTGAAGCTAAATCTTCTGCTGTTTTTAAAGCATCTTGTTGTTGTAATGTTTTAATTGATAATAAATCAATTTCATCTTGATATGTTAGAATTCTTTTTGCTGATATTAAATTTGCTTGTGCTTGTAATTTAATATTTTCTTTATCATTTTTTGCTTGTATATTAGAAGCTACTACACTTCTCATAGTAGCTATATTAAAATCGTCTTGTTTTTTCTTTGCTTCTTCACTACCACCAATAAAATAATATAAAGCAGAACCCATTGCAATGATTGCAGTAGCAGCTAATACATATGGATTTGCACTCACGGCTTTATTTAAAGCCCATTGTGCAGCAGTTGCAAGTCCTTTTACTATAATATTTTTAGATTCAGCAGCAGTATTTAATGATGTTGAAACATTTGCAATCGTTTGTTGTATGTTTTTGGCTGCAATAGCACCTTCTAATATACCTTCAGCAATAGCTCTTAAAGATAATATTTGCATAATAGCCTTTTCAACCTCAACTGTCTTATCACCAAATCCAGCTATCTTACTAATTTGAAATGCACCATTAACACCTTCCGCTAATTTAAAAAATGAAGCAGCTAATTTTTGTGGGTCAGCACCTTCAATTGTTTGATTCATAGTATTTAATATAGTATTAGTCTTTGTTAATTCAGTCTGTAACTGATTAAAACGTTTAGGATCTGTAGTTGTTTCAAATTCTTTACGTAATGTAATAGCGTGTTCTTTTAATTTATCAATACTATTAACTGATTGTTCAACACCATCTATTTTAATTTTAAATTCTAAATTTGTACTTTCTGTTTGTGCCATAATTATATTATATTATATATTTTATATTTCTAATAATAACATATTAATTAAATCAGATTCTTCAAAAGGATTATAATCAAATATTTTTAATATATTATATTTTTTAAAAAATCCATTTACATTTAAAACTATTATATTATTTAATTCTAAATTAATAAATTCTAAATTACTCATTTTAATTTTAACATTTATAACTCTAGGGTTCGTAATTTGTTCAATTGTTCTTGCCCATTCAGTATATAAATTATTATTACTTAATTCATTATTATAATATTTTAAATTATTATTAAACACGTGTGTTCTTTTATTTTGCAATCTGATATAATCTAAATTATTAGTTATAAATATATCAGGACTTAAATTATTAGTTATATTATAATTAATTTGACCACCTAATTTATTAACAATTGTATTACTATTATAATATATTGCATTAGATATACCATAAATATTACTTGTATTGGTATCAAATAATTTATTTATAGATTGTGTAGCAGTTGTATAAATATAATTATCATTTAATATATAACCAATATTTTGTACTAAATGTTTATCACTATTTAAATAAAATATTACAGGATCAAAATCAAAATTCATATCTTGATTTTCAGTTGATGTATTATCACATATAATTTGTTTATTAAAATTGATTTTATCTGGTTTATTTGTTAATTTAAAATATATTTTATAATATGGATCATCATCCCCTCTAAAATTAAAATTAAATTCTTTTTTGATATATTCGGTATTTAATTCTAATTGCATACTTTCATTATCATATTCAAATATTTTTTCTTGAATTGTTATTTCATCATATAGTTGATTATATGTTTTTAATTGATATAAAGATGGATTTAATTTATCTGGTAATAAATATAAATTATGTATTTTTAAATATTGTAATATAAATTTTAATTTAGTATCTTCATCATTTAAATAAAAACTTCTATCTTTTACTATATTAGGATATTTTAAATCAACATTTTTATTATAATGAAATAACTCATAACTAGAACCTGATGCAACATCTAAATAATTAATACCATAACCAAAAGAATTTGTTGTGTAAAAATATGGAAATGTCCAATCACCACGTGTTTGTACTCCAATTGTTATATTATTATTTAATATATCATCTTGATTAGATTCAAATAAACAACTAAATGTATAAGTACTTTTAGAATAAGTCATAGCCTCTCTATATAATATTGTTTTAGAATCTGATACTGTACCACTAAATGTTCCATTATAATAATCATTATAACCTAATTTATTATTACCATAATCTGTTTTAGTTATTACTAAATAAGAATCATTTGGTATTAAACTACCATCAAATGACATTGTGCCTCTAAATAAATATTGACCATCTTCAACCGTTTGAATACAATGAGGATTTGCTGATACCATATTTAACCAAGCACCATTTTCAACTATTGGATAAAGATAATTACCTATATTTGATTCTGATAACCTTTCATTTATATCTTCACCAAGATATGAACCTTGAAAAAATATACCATATTTATCATTATCAACATATGGACTTCTAAATACTTCAGCCCAATTTTTATAACATAAAAATACTTTATCACCTTCATCTAAATAAAATATATCAGATGTTATATCTTTAACAACAGTAGGAAATACATATAAAGTATTTTTAACCCAAGTTAATATACCACTTGATGTTGCATTATCATAAGCTTCTTGGTATGATGAAAATGATAAACCCATTTCTAATACATAATTAGAATTAAATTCATATTTCAATCTACCTACTTTTTGGTATCTATCAAATGTATCTTCACTTCCTTCTGTAAATAATTGATTATAAATACCATTTGTTTGTACTGTTTGTACATTATTAGATTCTTTTTCTATTAATATATCAATATAATATGAATATGAACCTGTCCAAGCTACTTTATCTTCAACTTGATTAAAATATTCTAATCTCATTGGTAATGAACCTGTTAGTTGATACCAACCTTTTGTTTTTGAATCAGCTTTAATTGAACACATATTTCTATCACGTGTTTCACCTAAATTATTCCAATCTTCATATGATGTATTCCATAAATATCCAATTTCACTTTTTTTATTTAAAAGTTCTGTTTGCTCGTTGTCAAAGTTTATAACACAAGAGTCAAAACCAATTTTATTTTCAGCTCCTAGCATATACATATTACTAGAAGTGTTGCGTAGAACTTGTGTAAATCCATTTGGATCATATATTATACTATTTGGATTTATCGTTTGTATTAAATATGTATATGGTCTATCACCACCACCTAAATTAAATGTTCCATCATAATTTGTCCATCTTCCATCATAATTTGTTATACAACTATTATAAGAAAATTTACCATTTTTTTCAACTAATATATTCCTTTTATAATAATTATTATCACGTTGTCCTATATTTTTAGTAAAATTAATATATGAATATGTATTATTATCTACAATATATGAATATGTTATACCATTTATTTTTGTTTTATTATTCTCATATTGTAATCTACCATCTGTTATGAATTTATTTCTATTATTATAATAAATTGATTGTGAAACTGTTGAAAATATAGTAGTATTTTCATTTGTAAAAAAAACATCTAAAACATTTGATATAGTTGCTAAATCATTATTAAGTATTAGATAATCTTTTGTACTATTACTTGCACTTATTTGTGTTTGAATAATAGGATAAAATTGATTTAAATTAGTAATACTACCTGTATTACCAAGGAAATGATAATCAATAGCTTCGTTTAATCTTCTATTTACTGGTATATTATCACTTACAACTGGTTCTAATAAATCTAAATAATATTGTTTAGATAAAACATCACTATATTCAAATTTACTTATCATATCAGTATTAATATCTGAATTAGTTGTTACATCATTATTTATAAAATAAAAATCTTTATTTGATATACGTAATCCTTTTGATTCTAAAATATTAAAAAACACTTCAGTCATTGAAACACTTGGACAATATTTGTAATTTCTTATATCATAATTATTTAAACTACTATCATATAAAATTCTACTTGCTACCATATTAGGTATAACATAAGTATCATCAGAATCTTGTAATCTTTTATATTGTTGTACATTTATTCCACCACTATATGTAGAACCTTTAATATTATTATCTAATTTAACATCTAATATAGATTGTGTATTACCAATAAGTTTTTCATTATTAATTGTTTTTAATACATCATTTAATATATCATACATTGTAACTTCATATTGAAATTCAATTTCATTTATATATACTATTTTATTTAATATTAAATATCCATTAAATATAATAGCATCATCTAATAAAACTTTACAATATAATTTATGATATGGATTGAAATTAAAATCTATTGTTTTTAAATCAACAAAATCAAATATAATAGAATTGTTTTTTGTGTTAGGTAATCTAAAATTAAAAGTATAAAATGTATTAATATATCTTAAATCTTGTAAGTCTAATAATTCATATGAGAATGATATAGATTCATTTGGTAATAAATCTAAATATATTTGATCAGCCGTATCACCATTTGTAATTTGTTTTGTTGTTAATATTTTAAAATCTTTCATATTAATAATTTAAATTGTTTTTAATAGCTTCTGATAATTCTATTACATATGCTTTCAATGTTGATTTACCTTTTATAATAGGTGTGTATTCTTTATTCATTAATATATATCTTGTTTTAGTATTATCAGAATGTATGATATATATTTCATTAGAGTAAAATAAATCTTCTATCATTTCTACTTCATAATCTTCTAAATAATTAGAATATAATCTTATATTAGTTTGTTTAATACCATTTAATTCTTTTGTACCACCTATATCTGATATAGTATCATTTACATTATATATATTTGTATAAACATTTGTTATTTTATTTGTATATGAAAATTTATGAAAATCAAACGCACCATTTTGATTCTTCCACATTACTTGAACTTGATCCATTTTATTACAATTATTATCTAATATATAATGAGCTGTTGTTTTAATTGTTTCTTTATATAATCTAAAGTTATCAAAAAATGTTTGTACTGTTAAACCATCTGAACCACCAGTTGGTTGAAATTGCATTGTCAATATAACAGTTGTTGAAGCTCCAGTTGTCAATGTATATTGACCAAAAGTATTCCATTGATCCAAACCTATATATCCAGCATTTAAATCTGGATAATTATAATTAAAAGATGGTATTGTATGTGTTCCAGTATCAGTTGTAAAGTTAAAAACAGCATCATCACCAGTATCTACACTTGATCTTGGATAATAACTAAATTCAAAAGTATATTTAGTGTTTGGTTCTAAACCTGATATATTAAATAATACATTTAAATAAGTTGATATTGATATAGGTATAACTGATATTTCAAGACTTCTAGTTGGTGATAGATATTGTACAGCACTTGTTTGTACTAATGCATCTGATGATGGATTTATAACAGTGATATTAGAAAGATTATCCATATCACCATTTGTGAAACTACTTGTTGATGTTAATGTTATAAAATCAATTGAATAATCATTTAATATATTAGTTGAAAATATAGTTTCTAATTGTTTTCCACTTGGTATATCAAATCTTAAATTTTTATAATTATCATCTAAACAATTTATAACTTTACTATATGTGAAACTTGTATTACTTGTAGAGAAAGTTCTTGATATTAAATTTGGTTTTGTTAATATATTAGTTAAAGTATAAACATTATTATTAATATTATAATTAATTTTATTGATATATGAACTTGTTGATGACATATATGATAAACTTGTATTATATAAATTAGACGTTTTAAATGTTGTTCCTTTATTTAAAATAGTATTTGATATATTATCTACATATGATATATTTTTATCCTTTGAAGCGTTTAAAAACATTACTGATGGATGTGTAGATTGTGTTTCACCAAAACCATATGTATATTCAGTATTTACAAATACATATTGATTTATAGAACTTGTTGCTGTAACTATATCAGTACAATTGAAATTAATATCACTATTAGGATTTAATACAAACTGTTTAGTATTAAATTGAATTTGATTCTGATACTCTGAAACCTTTGTGGTATTTGAATAAGTGGCTTCACTGTTATGTATTGTTACAAATTTATCTACTAATAAGTCAGATATTTCATCCCATATTATTATATTGTTATTATAACTTGGATATATTGATTGTGTTAATGATTTCATATTATATTTATTTTAAATTTATTACTTTTTTAATATCGTTTTTGATATAATTTGATATGAAACTGAAATTACCAGTTTCCCTTCTCATTTTAGATGTTGCAACAGCCATCGCTTTACCCATCACGTGTTCTGCTTTTATACCTTTTCTACCAATTGCTTTTGATATAATATATGACATCTGATTGTTAGTCAATGCATTACCATTTTTATCTGTAAATTGTATATGTTTTTGTCTAATCCATTTTGATATAGGTGCAATAGGAGGTGGTGTTGAATTAGGTTTTCTTGCCCATTTTTTACCATCTTCACCATCTACATATAATTGATATTTAGTTGATGACCATACTAATTCAACATTACCTTTTTTATAATATAATCTATATTTTAAATTATTAATTAATTTACCAGATGCTTTTTTATCTAAATTTAGATACATTTGTTTGGCAATCGTAACAACACTTTGTCCAAAGTCTGTTAATGCTTGTCCAATACTTTTATATAATACTTCTTTTGCCATAATTATTTAAGTGGTACTTCACATTGATATTGATAGTTATCTTCAATTTCTAGTTCTAATTCAACACCTGTTAAATAGTCCTCGAAAGCTTCTGTAATAGGTGTTATATTAATACTTGTTAAGTTATAATTTTTTGTATGAAATAGATAATTAACTAAATCTTTACATACTTCATTTCTATTTGATTGACAATATATCAAATCGCTTTGATCTTTTGAACTTAATTCTAAAAAAAGAATTGTAAATTTATTTACAATTGTATTTTCTGTAATTGTATCACCTTGCCAGTTGCAAAATATACTTGGATATATTTTTTTATTAGTATTAAAATCTGCTGGTAATAAATAATAGAATGTTTTATTATTTTGATGTGATAATGCAAATGTTTGAATATCATTTACTAATGTTTGAATTGTTGTTTTCATAACTTATATATTTTATTTCTTTTCTTCTTTTAATATAGTAGCCCAATTTAAGACTTCAATTAATTTTAATTTGTAAATAGCATCATATTTTAATATATCATCACCGCTAATCCACTTAACAAATGAAATCCAACTCTTTATTGCAATTTGGGTTCTATCTTCTTTTTTAATTTCTTCTCCTTCTTCTTCTCCATCTTCGCTAACACCTGATCTAAATATATTTTTGTAGCTTCGGTATAGAGAACTTGAAAATGCAAAAAAAAAGATAAACATTTTGTTACATCTGTTATTGTTATATTTTTAAATTTTTCTGATATAGATTCAATATATTCCATATCATAATCTATCAATTCATATTTACCAATTTTCTTTTCAAACCAATTCTGATCTTTAATAGGTCTATACATAATTGCCATTAATTTATGAAGATTTTTAATAGGTTCTTTGGTTAATACATCCAAATCAATATATTCACCCATTGTAAGATTATTCATATTTTTATTAAACATATATTTAACACCATCTATTTCTAACATACCTTTATTATCTTCTTCATCTAATTTAAATTTAACATCTTCATTTAAAAATGATAAACCACGTTTGATAATATCTAAATCAGATACCTTTTGTTTTAATAATATATTAATATCTATATCAATAAGTGTTGCAATTACATTTGATATAAATTCTATATCTGTTTTAAAATGTTGTTTATTTTCAACTATTTCAATATAATTTTGATACTTTACAATTGTTAAGTCATTATATTCTGTTGGTAATTTGTACCATTTATCTTGTATTTTTACTTCTATCATAGTGTATATATTTAAATTTTATTCTTGTATATTAAATTATTTTATATATATTAGTAATATGAAAGAAATTTGGAAAGATATTATTGGGTACGAAGGAATGTATCAGATAAGTAATTTAGGTAGATGTAAAAGTTTAGATAGATATATTAGTTTAGGTGTTAAAAGGTTTTATAAAGGTAAGATATTATCACAAACATTAAGTAATGGTTATTTATCTGTTAAATTATCTAAAAAAGGTTTTAAACCAATTACTATTACAATACATAGATTAATTGCTTTATATTTTATTCCAAATATTTTAAATAAACCATTTATAAACCACATAGACGGTGTTAAAACTAATAATAATATATCAAACCTTGAATGGTGTACTCAGACTGAAAATATGCAACATTCATTTAAAATAGGTTTAAGTAAAACAAAAACATTATATCAATATACTTTAGATAATATATTTATTAAAAAATGGAATTCTGTTATAGAAGCAAAAAAAGAATTAAATCTTCATTCAATAGATGCTTGTGCAAGGGGTAAAAGAAAATCAGCAGGTGGATATATATGGTCTTATAATTATTTATAAACATAAAAATCAAAACTTTCTGATGATGGTGATTTATAATCTGTAAAACAGCAATATCGAATTCCGTCTAACCCGTGATCGGCAATCTTAACAACTTCTTCTAAAATAGTTTCATCACGTGTCTTCCAAGAATATGTTTTAATTTCTTTAATTATATTTACTGATTCATAATGTATAAACATTTGTTTTGATTTTATAAAATCGATTCCCTCTTTTACAAATTTATTACTACTTTTAGCATTATATCCAGAACGTTTCAAATCTTCAATAGTTGAAGCAGCAGCACTATCGCAATAAATAGGATTTGTTCCAATATTAAATTTATTAAATTCTTTTATTAAATCATTGGTTGTCAAACCTTTCTGATATATCAATTCTCTACAATAATATTTATCATCTTTTGTTATTATAACTTGTACTAATGTTGAAGGATTTGTAAAACCAACATCACATCCATATATTACTTTTTTGATATCTTCTTTTTTTGGATCATCAGTATATTGTTTAAAATGGTTATAAATTCTAGCATTAGATGTTGGTTTCTCGCCCAAATTATAAATCAAATAATAATTATAATCTACGTTTATCAAATCTTCAATCGTTTGTATAATACCTTTTGTTAAAAAACTATTATCTTTATATGTAGATTTAATTAAAATAGCATTTGGTTTTTTAATATAGTCATCAATATAAGAATCTATATCAGATGGATTAAAGTCCATTATAATTTTATCTGATGTTCTCATATCAATTTGTAAAAATTCTTCCAAATCAAGCTCATTAGACTCATTACAATACGCAACATCACGCTTACGACCTCTTAATTTTTGTGAATCATCTAATGAAAAAAATTCTACATATGAATTGTTAAAAAATCTATATATGTTTTCAGTTTTGTTATGATATTTTTCATCATATATTTTTAAATCTGTTAATATATCAATAAAATCTTTATAAACTGAACCACGTAATGCTGGAAAGCTTTTACGAATAATACTTATTTTATAATTTGGTATCACTAAACATTTATAAATTAACAATTGTAGAATCGAATATGTCTTACTGCTCCTACTGCCACCTTGGTTAATAATATATCTTATATCAGTATTTTCAAAAGCTTCTAAATTTTTTGTAAATATATTAGTTGTGCGCAATTCCAATTCACTCATAATATATTAATCTTCTTTTTTTATTTCAATGATTTTGATAGTATTAATTGACTGTCCATTGGTTGTTATATCCAATTTAGTTGTTGCTGTATATTCTAATATAGTTTTTTCTAATTGTGCTGCTATATGATATTTTTTTAATTCACGCATCTCATTTGCAAACTCTCTTAAATAATCTAAATGTTGATCTAAATTCCATTTTGATTTATCAATTATTTTTGAACGCTCATTTGCAACATATGTATTCCAATCTTCATTTTGTCTTAATCTTGATATATAAACTGCTACCGATGATCTTTTTAATTTTGGATATATTTGTTTAACAGCTTCGTTAATATTAAAATTTGCAACGTATAAATCTGCAATAGCTTTTTGTCTGTAGTTTAATCCAGTTGCTGGATCGTATATCATTTTAGGCATTTTAATGTTTGATTACTTTTTATTATATATTTTTTTTAAAATAATCTATCTGGTAGTGAGTTGATTAACTTTTCTAATAACACAGATCCTACTGCTACAATACTTGATATAAAAATATCTTGTGTATATATAATTGAAAACCAGAAACTTGTGCATAATAGACAAGTAAAAACTTTTTTAATAATATATGTACAAGTTATTATAACACGTTCAAAACCTTTACAATTTTGATAATCATCTCGTAATTGTTCTAATATATCTTGTATCGGTCTAAAATTATTAAATACCCAAGAAAAACAAATTAATTTTATTATTAAATATATCATTTTAATTTTCCTTTAATTAAATTTCTAAATTGTTTATTATTTTCAAAACTATTAATATTTTCTTTAGCTATATTATAAGCTTTTAATGCTTCTTCTTGTGTTAAAAATAAACCAATATGTCTTTGAATACCATTTATTTTAATTTGTGTTTTATATTTATCTAATGTAAAATATGTACCTAAATATTTTTTATCTTTTATTAAATTTTCTTTATTTGAAATTAATTGTAAATTTTCTAATCTATTATCCAATGGATTATTATTAATATGATCTACTATTAAGTTAAGACCACTTGGTTTATGATTTAAAAATGTATATGCTATAACTTGATGATAAATAAAAGGTATTTTAATATTATTTATACTTGTTGTGGATGCTAAATAACCATCTGGATTAATAGATCCATTTAAATATATATTATTTTTATTTCTAAATCTCCCATATGTTGAACATTCAATGTTTAATAATATTTTTATACCTTTTTTATAAGCTACTGCTTGTTTCCATAATTCTTCCATAATTATCATATATTATTACTTATTTTTGTTTTATAAAATTTTCCAAGTATAGAATTATTTAAACACTTTTCATCTAACCATCCGCTATCTATTATTTCTTTCATTTCATAGTAAGTGGTATCAATTTTAGATTCTG